TACATGTACTGAGGCTCGGGCTGGATGAGGAGCATCGCCGACGTGATGTCGAAGAACTCCTCGGGAAGAGACGCGCGAGAGATGACGGGCATGGTTCAGTCCTCCACAGCCCGAGCGACAGTGCCGGGCATGATCTGGCTACTTCTGCGGATAGATCTCGGTGCGGTACGCCGCGAGGTAGTGCGCGGCGAACACCGGGTTTTGCGCTCGGAGTCGATCGTACTCCGCGCGGTGGTCCACGAGCTGTGCCGCCGTCGTGGACGCTGGCTGGCTCGTGGCGGCGCTGGTGGACGCAGGGGCGACTCGTGGTGCCGCTGCGGGCGTTGGCGCCGCCGTGGGCGCCGTAGGGGCTGCTACAGCCGCTGCCGCTGCCGCCGCTTGCCACGTGGGCCGCAGGGCAGTGATGGCGCGCAGCTGAGCGGCCTTGTCGTCGCCAGCGAGGGCCGTGACGGCTGCGCGCTGGGCATCGGTGAGCGTTGAGAGCTCGACCTCGGCGCGCTGCGAAAGCACGCCCTCGAGCTGCTCGGCACGCTTGGCTGCGGCCTCGAGAGCGACGGTGCGCTCGGTGAGCCGCTGCAGTTCGGTCTTGCGCTCGTCCTCCAGCTTGCGTGCCGCCTCGAGCTGGGCCTTGGCCTTGTCGAGGTTGTCCACGCCAAGCATGCGCGCGATATCGTTCATCGCTGCGGCCTTGGCGCGCTCGAGGCGCGCGTTGAGCCACGACGGGTCTGGCTGCTCGGCTGCGACGGGCGCATCGGGCACGACCTTGACGTCGGCGGGGTTGACGAGCTCTTCCGTGTCTGGCGTTTCCATTCGCTATCTCCTGCCGTGATTGCCGCTCACGTGGGCGTTGATTGTGGAGATGCGATCCAGTCTCCCAGAATCAGGAGAGCGAGATCGCGACGATGATCTGAAAGGGCCTATCCTCGACACCGGAGGCGGCGTCGATTTCGGTGCCGCTGCTGTTGGCGATGTTGCACGTGATGTTGCCAGACGAGATGGCAAACGTGCCGAGGTAGTACGTCGTCGACCCCTGCAGGCCCGACTGCACCATCATTGCGGCGTTGACGTTGGTGGCCGCGGGGAGACCCAGCGTCACGGTCTTGCCGTCGCGGCGAGCCGCCTGGATGAGCTGCGCAAGCGTGCTCGAGGTGCTCACGCCGTTGTTGCTGCCGCCGCCGCCGAGTTGCACGTTGTCGCTGGCCGCGGTGTATGCGCCCACCGTGAACGAGATGAGGGCTGCGCCCTGCGAGCCGCCGGAAACGGGCTCTTGGATGACTTTGATACCGCGAATCGCACCGTAGATCGTTGCCATGTGTCGTGGCTCCTAGTGAGAGAGTGAACGAGACGACTAGAGACGCCGACGACGGCGCTCGGGGACAGGAGGAGGCGCGGGAGCTTCCTCGACGGGCTCAGGCGCGATCGCGACAGGTGCCGGCTTTGGCTCTGCCATCGGCTCCCACGATGCCTCGCCGCACCTGGGGCACGCTGGCGCGTTGCCGCTTTCGATGTGTTTGCAGATCTTGCAACGCTTCATCACTTCCGCTCCTGTGCCGCGCGCACCATTCGGCGCAGCATTGTGCGCTCGCGCTTGAGTTGCGCGAACCGCTGTAGCTCGGTCTCGACCTGCGCCAAGCGAGTGCGCGCCTGTTCGGCCAGATCCATGGCTGAGCTGCTAGCCGATGGATGCGCTACGACCTTCGCAGGCTGACTGGGCGCTTGCGCCGCTGGCTTTGCCTGTGCCTGCTCAGCAGGCATCGTGTCGATAGAGCGCTGCGTCTTGTACGCTTTGCCGCACTTGGTGCAGCAGTCGAGGATCTTGATTGCGCCACCCTCTTGCACCATCGCCGCCCCTGCGATGGTGTCGAGGTCGCAGTATTCACAGTGCATGTCGTCCCTCGCTAGCGAGTGCCTGCGCCGTACGTGAGGATGACCATGCATCTGCAATACGGGTGAACAGGCGGCTCAAGGTCAAAGTCTTGATCGGCTGAAATGCGCTGGCCGTCAAGGGATCGGCACACGGGACACGTTCGCATGTCGAGCTTTGCGACCCACTCACGCATGGCCTCTGGCGCGACCACCGAGGCCACAGCTTGTGCGCGTCGCATCTCCGCGTTTGCCTGGTCCCACGTCTCCACCGTGACGATTCGAGTGACGCCGCCTTGGGTAGCCTCGCGAGCTCGTTCGAGTGCGCCTGCCATGTCTGGCTTTGCCACTGCACCAGGCGAGGGAACTGGTCGGAACGGTGCAATGGGTCGGAACGGTGTGCCAGGTGATGGCATCGGTCGAGATGGTGTAATGACCATGCGAGACGGCTCGACGCGGGTCAACGCCACGCGGCGGAAGCGGTCAGTCACCGATGCGACCGCGCGACGTAGCAGCGTCTCAGGCCTCGCCGTGGGCACCATGCGCACGCGAGTTAGGATGCCTCCCACGACGGCGCTGGCGAGGCCGATGCCGGTGAGGTTGCGCTGTGCTGCATCGATGCCAGCTCTGCTTGAGCTGCGCCGACGAAGCAGCAGATAGGCAAGCAAGGCAACCGCTGCGACTTTGGCCGCGCGGTCAATCTTGGCCTTTGCGGTCTCGGGCGTGTCGCGCCGAGTCACCTCGTACTGTTTGACGATCGCTGTGAGCTCTTGCTCTGCGCCCAGCAGCGTCTCTTCTTCAGCTGCGAGAATCGGTTGCGCTATTCGCGCTGCCTCGCGATCGGAGATCATCGCGCACGACGGCGCTTGCTGCCCAGCGTCTCGGGCCGTTGCGTGCTCGGGATGGGCTCGTCGTCATCCTCGCCAGGCTTGCTCGACGGCGGTGCACCTGGCTCGCTTGGTGGCGCACCAGGCACGCTCGACGGAGATCCACCAGGCTCGCTCGGTGGCTCGCTATCAGGTGCCTCGTCATCGGCGCCTGCCTGGAGTGCCTTGGCGTTTTGCTTGGCCACCGCGGCGGCCTCGTGCATGGCTTGCTCGGTGAGCTCGTGCTCCATCTCTTCAGACAACTTCTCGCTGTCGTCGTGCGGGTAGATGTTTTGCAGCTTCTCGAGCGCGAGGCGCAGCGGAATCACCTGGGCGTTGTAGGCGTCGACAGTCATGCGCACGACCTCGGCCTCGTCCTGTGCGGTGAGCCCGAAGTAGTGGCCCCAACGTGCGCGGAGCCGCGGTGGCATCCAGATTTGCACGCCTGCCACGTCGACCGTGAAGGTGTCGAGGATCGGCATCACGCGCCGCACGCCGTGCACGTAGACCGAGCCTGGCGTGCGCTTCTCCTGCGTGTGCACAACGCGGTTCAGCAGGTTGAGGACCGGGCACATCCACCCGTGCCAGAAGTCTTGCCGCAGGCCGTCCACGAAGCTCGTGGTGCGATGGTAGAGAAACGCAAGCGCCTTGCCGCTGATGGCGCCCTTGACCGTCTCGGGGCTTGCCTTGGTGTAGCCAAGCACCTCGCCGATCTTGTCGCAGATGTCGGCGACGTGGTCGCTGATGCTGTTGAGCGCATCACCTGGGAGCGATAGCAGGCCGACCTTGGCCTCTGGGTTCTCGTAGCTCCACACCGTGCCGGCGCCTTTTTTGCGCGCTGGCCTGCCACCGGTGGTCGAGCCGAACACGTATCCGCTGCCATCCTTTGCGGGGACGATCGCAGCGCGGCCCATGCCACCAGCTGGTGGCGCTTGCGGGTCCACGCCCGTCTCGTATGCCTGCGGGTCGCCGCTATAGATGGCCGCGCGCCCACGCTGCGAGAGCGAGTAGTTCAGCGCGTCGAGCTCGTCGAGCTGCGTGCCGTGGATCGGGTAGCCGTCGAGGTCGCTCGCGTGCTCGTAGCTCGAACGCAGCTTGTACCAAACCACCGGGCAAAACCCGAGGTTGTGGGTCACGCTCTTGGCCGCGTCCTCTTGCCAGTCAATCTGGCCGAGGCCCATCTGCATCATGTCTATTGGCTTGTAGACCACGTCGCGCGTCTCATCGATGCGACGCCGGTAGAGCTTGGCGTAGACCATCCACTGGCCTTGGTCGCTCTTCTCATACGAAAAGAACGGGTATTGCACCTCGAGCGCCTTGATGGTCGAGCCGCTGTCGTCAAACTCTGGCTGACACCACTTTGCGCGCAGGGTGTGAATCGCAGGGCAGCCGTTGACGAGCGCGACCACGGAGACCGCCGTGCCGCATGCTTCGGCGTTGGCTAGCGCATCGACGCATGCCTCGGGGAAGCAGGCGTGCCGCATGAGCAGCCGCAACCATGCCTCGTAGAGCTGCGCCATCTCGTCGGGCATACCCTCGCCGAGTAGCCGCTCGTCATCGTCTGCGGCGGCGCTGATGCCAGGGAATCGACCATCGCCGAGCGCAAAGTCGCAGTGCTGCCGAATCGCTGCCTCCACGATGGAGTGCACGATATTGGGCGCGCGCTCCATGAGCGGCACGTCTTGCTTCGGGTTGAAGAAGTCGGGGAGGCCTTCGTACTGCTCGCCAACGACGTAGCGCTCGAGCCTGTCGAGCTTGCGATACCGCGGCGATAGCCACTGTTGCGCAAGTCGCTCGGCCTGCGTAAAGCCTGCGATGTTGGTGGCGTAGAGTCCGTGCATCAGCGCGTGATCGCCTGACCAATGATCGTGACGGACTGCGAAGCACCGGCGCTCGTGCCGGTTCCACCGTCGAACAGCAGGCGCATCATGTCGCCCCACGCACCACCGAGGATGGTGTCAGCGGCGAGCGCGGCGTTGAGGCCAGAGCCGATCGTGGTCGCAGCGGTCACAGCCGTGGTGCGGTTGACCTGATACGCACGAAGCGATGCGGCAGCGCCCGCGCTCAGTTGCGGGAAGTGCGCGTAGTCATACCAGGTCGTGCCGCCGTCGTACGAGGTCTGCAGGTACACGTCGAGCGTGCCACCCGTGCCGCCTTGCAAGTTGCCGATGATGGTGAGCGCATCGAAGCCAGACAGGCCACCAACGATGCCGGTGCTCGCCACGTTGGGCGAAGCCGAGCTCGGGCTGGTGGCGGTGATGGTGACAATCTTCGGGCGCATGGTTCATCCCCAGTCAAACGAGCCATCGGAGAAGCCGGTGGCGCGGTAGGCCTTGGTGTGTAGTGCGTCGAACGCTGCAACGAACGCGTCGACCTGGTCATCGTGTCGGTCTTTGATGCCTGTGAAGCTACAGACCTCGTCGACGAAGTCTCGCAACCACGGCGCCTCACGCGGCACGTGCACGCGTTGGCTTGACCACGCCGCCGCGGTCGAGGTCGCTCGTGAGAGCTTGTCCATCTTAGCCGGATCGGGCCGAAACGGGATGCCCTCGCGGCGCAGAAAGTCGACCGTGCCCTTCTCGGTGCCGCCGATGTAGCCATACAGCTTGGCACCTGGGAAGCGCTCGGTGAGCTCACGCAGCGTCGCGGCAAACTCGGTCGCCTTGGCTTGCATGCGTCGCACGTCGAGCACGTACCAGGCGTCAAGCTGCGCATTGTGCGCCATGACCACCGCGACGCTGTAGTCAGCGTAGCTGCTTTCGCTGTACGCGAGATCGATGCCGATGCTCACGCGATATGTCTCGGGGAGCTTGTCGTAGAAGGACACGCCCGAGAACAGCTGCCCGCCTCGAGGTCGCGGGCTACCCATGTAGAGCGCCCACCAGTCGTGCTCGCCAACGTCACGGCGCACGCGCTCGAGAAACTTGGGCGGACGCTTGTACCAGAGGCTCTTGCCCTCGTCGTCGAGCGCCGGAAGGTTGATCACCTCCCACGCTTGACTCTCTTGTCGGGCGAGCTCTCCGATGAGGTCGTCAGGATGCCACCTCGTGTGGCATACGATGATGCTCGCGCCTGGGTGCACGCGCGTGAGAGCGGCGCTTGTCCACCAGTCGCGAATCTTGCCGCGCACGAGCGCGCTGTCGGCCTCCTCGCGGTTCTTG